AATATATTCAGTACTTTGCAAGAAAAGGTGCTGGCAGAGATGCAGCATATGATCCTTTTTTTGCTAGAAGTCCTCGTTCATTACAACCAGTAAGACAGAATGAAGGCATGGCAGACATATATGCCAAATTGTATGCTCTGATTAAAAAACAAATTGAAGAAGAAAACAAAAGAAAACAAACAGAAGAAAACTTCCAAGAAGAAAGAGAAATAGAAGATGATCGCCGACACAAAGAAATGTTGGTGGCGATTCGTGGTAAAGGAAAAGGAAAAGCAACACCAGTAGGTAAAAAAGAAGGTGGTGGATTGTTTGATTTAATTAAAGGAATGTTTTCTGGATTGACAGGCTTTTTAAACAATTTAAAAGAAGGATTAGTTTGGATGTTTGGTGCAATGAAACCAATAATCACAATGTTAGGAAAAGGTTTATTGGCAATTTTTGAGGCTATGATTGCAGCAGGAAAATCATTTTTAACCTTCTTAGCAAGTCCTGCGGGATTTATAACTGCAATTGCAACCGCACAAATTGCTTCTGCTCTTAAAGGAACATCTGATGTAGAAACTAAAATTGAAAAGGCAGCAGAAAAAGGTGACATAGGAACAGTAACAACAGAAGTAATGAAGCGTCCTGCTGCTCAATCTGCTCTTGGTGCAGAGTTTCAAGACCCTATGAAGTTTTCAGAAGCAAGAACCGAAACAAGAAAAGAACTAAAAGCAGCAGCAGATAAAGGTTCTCCTGAAGCAAAATCTGCATTACAGAAATTTGATAAAGAAGAACTTACAAGTAAATACGCCGAAGATTATTTGAGAAAAAAAGGATATGATGTTGATGAAGGTGGTGTTTATCTTGCTACAAAAAAAGGAACAAGTACTTTAGGATTTGGTGGCGAAAAAGTATCAAGAAAACTTGCAGAAGAAGCTTTAACTTATGGTAGAAAAAAAGCTGAGTCAGAATCTAAAGTTACTCCTGTACCAAAAAAGGCAACACCTTCACCTGAAACAAAAGGATCAGCACCATCTTCTTCTCCTGCGCCGGCGGCAGCATCGGCTCCTTCAGCAGCACCAGCAGCAGCAACACCAGCACCTTCATTACCTGCTACACCTCCTGTTGTTACTGCTACAGGACAAAATATGGAGTTAGAATCTGAGAGTATGTATACTATGCAATCAGCACCTATGATATTCAATAAGAGTGCAACAACTGGAGTAAATCTAGGTGGTCAAGACACTGGTACTGCAACTGGTGCTGCACCTATTCGTGATGATGCAATTGAAGATATTATAAACAAACTTCAGCGTAGATCCTCTGTAATGTAAAAACCCCGCACTAAGGCGGGGCTAAACAAGACCGTCTAGTCTGTTTAATCTTCTGCTGCAAGCTTTGCAAAGTAGTTCATATCATCATCTTCATCTTCACCAACTGAAGGTGCTTTCACTGGAGCTTTCTTTGCAACAGGCTTCTCATCATCTTCAGTTTGAAACATATGAGAACTATCTTCAACTGTAGTTCTTGGTGCAGCAGCACCTGCTAGACCTAGAACTTTATCCAATCGTGCTTTGATAGCATCATATGATTTAAACTTGCTAGGATCAATCAACTCTTTGAGAGAGTATTCTTGCTTCCATACTTTTTCAAGTGCATCGTCATCATCAAGTAGTGCAGCAGGTGTATCAAACTCACACTTGTCATAGTTTTGATAACCATCAACTTTACGAATCTTAACTTTGAAGTTAGCACCTTTCCACAAATCAAATGGGTTCATTGGCTTCTCATCTTCAAACTCAGGATGCATAGCACCATTGATTTTATCAAAGATGCTCTTACCATATTTGAATAGAAAAACTTTACCGTTGTTTTCAGGACGCTTAGGATCTTCAACAACATAAATGTTTGAAATGTAAGTCAGCTTACGCTTTTGATCACGGGCAATCTTTTTGTTTGCTTCGATGCCTGAGTTCCACAATTGTGTATTGTGTTCACAAACAGGACACTTTTCATTGAGTGTAGTACGGCAGTCATCAATAAGCCAACCACCAGGACCTTGAAAGCCATGACGGAACATTTTGACCCATGGGAGTCCATCTTCATCTTTTGGTGGTTCGGGAAGAAAACGAATGACTGCATAACCATTACCAGACTTATCTAGTTCAGGTTTCCAGTAATGATCATCGTCGGAATTTGATTCTGAAGAAGTGTTGACTGCTTCTAGTGCTTTGGTGAGTTTGTCAAGGTTAGACGAACTCTTTTTGAGTTTTGAAAAATCCATTAATATCTCCTAGTATAAACTTAGTATAAACGACTTGTCCACATACATCTCATTATATCATAGTATTTAGTCAGATAGCAAGAGCATCCAGTATCAATCTCTTAGTATTGCCTAAATCTCTATGTAATATACCAATACCACCATTGTTAATGAATCCTTCTATAACATAGTCTGTATCATCAACAAGAATGGTATTGGCACCTTTGGCATAAGTACCTTTCAATCTGCTACCTGGAATAATATTTTGCTTGTACTTAATGCCATGATCTTGTAACCACTTCTGTTTTTGCTCTGTTACTTCTTTGTGATATTTAGGTCCACCACTTGAACTTAGAATTTCAATATTGATGTTAGGAATAGAATCAACAAACTCTAGTAGTTCTTGACCACCTGGCCACCATTCAAGTGTTGCAAAGTTACCACCTTGAATGAATGTTTCCCAATCTGAACTAAATTCTTTTTGATCTCTTGATTCATTTGGAGTCTTGTTAAACAATTCTTCAAATCGTTTTTCGAAGTTAGCTAAGACCCCATCCATATCTAGGTACAATGTTTTCATAAGTATTTCCTCACAATATCACGAAATTTTATTTTATCATAAACAACAAACGGTGTATATTTTTTTATCTTTCTTTTCCAACTTGGCCATATTATATCATCATCAATTTTCTTCTCCCACATTGGCAAAAAGTTCATCATGTCATTCAATATCACAACAGTTTCCAAAGTTACCTTATGTCTGAGTAATTCATCATATAGTTTTGGTGATCCAGATTTAACTGATATGAAGTCTTTGTGATGATCAAACAAGTAACTTATATCATTTTCAAAGGTATATGTCAAGGACTGTTTTGTTTTTAGCCAATTTTTAAAATTATCTTCTGCTTCTGGTGTAAGTAATTCACCAACCCAATTGAAATCCTGGCATACAAAATTGGATACCAAAAAGTCTTTGCAATCTTCCAAAGAATATTTTCTGGATAATTTGTAGAAAGAATACTTGTTTTTATGTGTGAGAAAAGATTCTTTGGTACTATTGGTCTTGCCGTTATATTTGAAGTAATCGTAACTATCAGATATAAAATGCAATCTTAAAGACTGATACATCATATAGACGGCGTATCCGCCATTTTCACTCATAACGAAAATTCATTAAAAATAACATTGTTTGGCCAGTTATCCACAATATGAAACTGAGGACTGTGATTATATCCATCATCAGTTCTGTTTCCTTTTATTTGTAACCACAAAATAGGTTTGTTGTTCGGTGTAATACATCGAATGACTGTACCTCTAGGCATCGTAATATATTCACATTCTTCATTAATATAACGAATTAATTTTTCTGTGTCAATAATCTTTACATTTTTTGTTTTTTTATTTACCCAAACAATGAAGTTAATTTTTTCAGATTCTTTTAGATTTTCTACTAATAGCCTAGGTAATAAATTCTTATTATTTGAATCATTAAACCATTTTTCAACGACTTCCCATTTTTCAATATTACTACTTTTCAATCTTTGGTGTTTTATTTCGTATTTTGAAAGATTCTTATTTTGTTTCCATAAATCAAAAATAGTTTGATCATTATCTCCTAACCACATTCTCAATTTTTCTATAATTTCTTGTGGTACATTCATTTTGACAGAAAATTTTTTTAATGTAGTTAAATGTATCTGTGTATTTTTTCCAGAGACATTTTTGACAGAAAAAGAAATTGTGTTCTTTCCTTTTGTGCCTAGTATATCTATTTTTGTATTTGGACTACCAACAGAGGTTATTGTATCAAATTCAAATAACCTAACAAGACGATCATGTAAATATGGATTGATTTCCATATTTCTACCATCATAATATTCTTCACTAGGCATTATAAAATTCTGTTATAAAGGTAGTCTGTTTGTTTTCTTTAATTGATTGTTACCTTCTGCCTGCTCTCGTATTTTTGATTTGAGAGCAGGAGAGATTAGTGATGAGGCGACTTCAACTTCAAGTCCTGTTTGTTCACAATGATGAAGTATGGCATCTAAGTAGTCACAACTTATCTCACCTGCCATAGCTTCAATCATTAAACTAAATGTCTTAATTTCTTCTCTTGTGGGCATTATGTTCTAGCATAAAAAATATGATTACCAATTCGCATGACTACACCACTCTTTTTCCATCCAGGATTGATGTAGGCTCCATGAAAATACATTACATTATGTGCTGCTATTTTAGCATGAGCAATAGGTTCTGTCAATGCTTTTTTGGCAATATATTGTGCTTCTTCCCACAGATAGTGATTTTTATTTGTGTGAACTTTTTCACATACCCAACTGAACTGGCACAATATTTTTCCATTAATTCTATCTTTCTGATAGACAACACCACAGATGGTGTTTGGATATTTGTGCGATTTCGTTCTGTTGATAGTAACTTGTGCTACGGCAAGTTTTCCTTCGAATGATTCTCTACCTGCTTCGTAATAGATGTTATTGGCAAGACACTCAACATCTTTAGCCATAACTTGTTTTGTTTCTGTAATTATTTCCTCCGCAACGACTTGGGGTACTGTTTCTGCAATTACAGAAACGGATAATAAGGCAGCAACAATTAATAAACTAATTGTGGTGAATATAGCTGTGGCTTTATCTTTAAGCATTACTTCTCCTTAATAGTTAGAGGTGTGCCGAAGCACACCCGTTCCCGATCAGGTAGACTTTTTGCTAGTAGTCTTTTCTGTTGTGATGTTTGAAACGAACCCATTCAAAGACTGTGCTTTGTTAATGATGTCTGTTTCTGTGGGATATGATGGATAAGGTGGATGATCAGGTATTGGTTGTCCGTTTAGTTTTGCGGACTCTACTTTTACATGCCACTCTTGTTGTAGGCGATCTTTATTAGAATGATATTCTTCTAACAAAAGTTCTTTCGCCATTCTTAAAAGTTCGAGGCGAATCTCGAACGGTGTGAGATTACTCATTTACTTCTCCTTATTGTGTGTTGTGTGTAATAGTGGGTTTTTGTAAAGGTACCCACTGAACCTTTAAAGTGCTGCAACCAGTACTATTATTTAGCTATGGTCTGCTTTATATGCATCTAGTGTTTTCTTGAACTTTCCTGCATGTGAGCGTTCTGCTTTTGCAAGTGTTTCAAACCAGTCTGCAATTTCATCAAAGCCTTCTTCACGGGCTGTTTTAGCCATACCAGGATACATATCGGTGTATTCGTGAGTTTCACCTTCGATGGCAGATTCAAGAGCTTCTGCAACATTATTCACCTGCATTCCTGTTGCAGGATCGCCAGCGGAACCATCTAACAGATATTCCATGTGTCCGTGTGCATGTCCAGTTTCACCTTCTGCTGTATGACGGAATACCGCAGCAACTTCTGGTGAGCCTTCAATGTCGGCCATGTTTGCAAAGTAAAGATAACGGCGATTTGCTTGTGATTCTCCCGCAAATGCTTCTTTCAAATTCATTTCAGTTTTAGTTCCTTTGACTTTCATTATATCTCCTAATTATTAACGATTTGCAATGTAAAGAGTGATTTCAAATCCAAAACGCATATCGTTTGCTGAAGGTGTAGTCCAATTCATAGTAGTCTCCTAAAGGTTTAATCGCAACAAGTGTTACGACTGAAATTATATATTAACTTAATTGGATTTGTCAAGTAGAGAAAATCATGATAATAGTCTACTGATAAAATTACTGCCAGTTGATTGGGTAATAAGGACAACTGGCGAACACCTCAGTTTAACCTCAAGCGGCTAAACGGTATGAATTATCGTTTGCGGATAATTTAATTTACTTTTTACGACTCTCTGTGTCGTGTTGCCGTCTCTGTTAGCTCACCCTGTCGAAACCTTGACTGGCCCATCATAAGTTGATTTCGTTCTGCAATACGGTTCTTTTCACAAGAGGTCGCACGATCTGCAAATCAACTTATGGTGGACCAGGAGGGAATCGAACCCTCGTCCAGAATGCCTTCACTTTGAAGGATATACAACAATTTTAATTAATTGAATGGCCAATTATTTATGATGATGACTATCGTAAACATCAACCAAGCAACTCTCAGTACATTATCAAAGGTTCTTTCGAATTTATCCAGTAATGTTTTTTTATCCGTATCTGACATTGATGCTCCTATCTATTAAACCAAAGACAGCAGCATTACCAAACAATACGACAACAAAGAGCAGAATGCCCATGTTTATCTCCTTAGATTGTAACACATTAATTTGTAAATGTCAAGTTTTGTTTTGGTGATAATACTTGATAACATCAACCAAACCATCCAAATGATCAGATGTTTTCTCTTGAAAAATGATAGGGGAAGAATCTTTGACCGCAATGATAATCACAAGATTATCTATGGGAGTACCAATCAGTTCTTCGTACATAAGAGAGTATGCCGTAGTCTGCCAAAAATAATCTAGTACATCATCTCTTTTCTTTGGTCTTGCAGAGGTTTTAAAATCAATTACAGAAAGTTTACCATCATACTCTGCAATACAGTCTACTCTACCAGCCATACCTACTGCTTTAGACCACAATGCCTGCTCTTGATAATGAATGTTGTTTATCTTGTTCAGATAGGGTTTTAACGGGAGAAAAAACTCAACAGCATCAGGCATTACACCTTTCATGTAATCCTGTTTATTATTTA